GGGACAGGAAATAACTATGACTCAATAACAAGAGTCAGAACAATAACCGCAATTATAGGGAAGCGATGAACTATATAATCTATAATTCCAATACAGGACAGATACACCGGACGGGTTCATGTCCTGAAGCATATATCGAAATTCAATGCTTGGGTGGAGAGGAGCTGCTTATTGGTGATGCGAACCCTTTAACGCAATACGTTCTGGCCGGAGCCGTAACTACATTCACTGAGGCAGAGCAGTCAGCGAAGGACAATCTCACTTATGGCTACGCATGGGCAATGCCGGAGAGAGCCGTAGTGCAGATACTGACTGATGATGAGATAACCGCTTACCTCGCAACTCAAGCAAGGGCAAAGCGGGATCAGCTACTCACGTCCTGCGATTGGACACAGACGGCAGATCAATCGTCTGCAATTAAAACACTCTGGCAAACATACCGACAGGCACTAAGGGACGTCACGATACAGACCGGATTTCCTGAAACAATTGATTGGCCCACGCCGACAGAATAGCCCAACTTTGTCCGCAAAACGCGCATTGCTGGCATGGTACATTTAAGCAACACTTAAACAAGGAACCATGCCAGCAATCACAAAAGGAACGGAACTTCTAAGACCGCAGGATGCCGGACTGAGTACGCGATATTTCGATTCAATGTCAATCGCCGCCACCGGAATGCTTATGCCATCCATCGAGACCGGAGGCTGGAAAGAGTGCATCGTCGATCTGACGATCACAGGCTCCGCCGTTATTAGCTACATGGAGAGCAACGACGGAGTGACATGGACAGGCGTGAACTCAACGCTTAATCTCGCAACTGGAGCCCAGGGAGGGACAGCTAACGCATCAGGAAAATACTCGTTACCACTTGCCGCCAGATTTGCCTCAGTGCAGGTAACCTCATGGACAAGTGGAACCGTATCCATGACCGCACTATTCAACCTGGAGCAAACTATTCTGTTCCAGCAAGTCAACGCGCAGAGAATACAGCTCGTCACCCCGGCAAAAACCACCCTCTCGACAACCGCCGAAACCGCAATCATACCGGCCTCTGGTGCGGGATTTTACAACGACATCGGCTGGCTATTGATGACGAACACCAGCGCAACAGCAACATCTGTGGATATCAGGAGCGCAACAGGCGGGGCCATAATCGCATCGGTAGCACTACCAGCCGGAGCGACCGTTTTCCTGGATTTTGTGAGCGTCCTGCTTATCCAGATCGCAGCGAACACTGTGTGGACTGCGCAATTAACAACCGCAGTAACAGACGTGAGGATCACGGCTGGAGCGTCTAAAAATACGATGTAATGCCCCACAAAGTTGTTTTCAGATTAGCCGCTTCGACGGTAGACTGGACGGTTATCGCTTCAGGGCTGGGGGGATTTTTAGAGCCGGTATTCGGAGCACACCTTGTCAACACGGGAAGCATGATGGCGGGATTTGCCGCCCTGCTGATCGGGGTAGGACGGTTTATTGTATTCGTGGCGACAGCAAGGAAGTCAACGGTCGAGACTCGGCAGATGGAAGAGAGGGTTGACCGCGAATCCGTAGGACGGCTCGAAGAATTAGCCTGTCGCAATGCCCCTGCCTGCGAAACAAGAAGAGGAATCCACCTCAACAACCAGGAAGAAGAATAATGATCAACAGCAGAAAGATTGAAGACCTCCACCCTCACGTACAACCGCTATGCGAAAATTTCTTGTCAGAATGCAAGAAGTCAGGCATTGATATACTGATTACCAGTACTTACAGGGATATCGAGAGCCAGAACACTCTTTATGCTCAAGGCAGGACGAGGCTGGGGCTAATCGTGACGAATGCAAAAGGCGGGCAGAGCTTCCACAACTACTGTGTGGCTTTCGACACCGTGCCAGTCGTGCATGGGAAACCTGACTGGGATAATGAGGACTTGTGGCTGAGTATTGGCCACATCGGTAAATCTTGTGGACTTGACTGGGCTGGCGACTGGAAAAGTTTCAAAGAGAAGCCGCACTTTCAATTTAGTGGCGGACTATCAATAAGAGATTTTCAGGCAGGGAAAACCCTTCCTGAGTAATAACAACCAACCAACAAAAGGAGAACAACACTATGGACTTTTCAAGCATCTCCGGATTCCTTGCTCCGGTGATTATTTTCGCGCTGGGCGCAGTGAAGGCATTTGCCTACGTCAATCAGTACAAGGATAAGCTTGTCCTTGCTGAAAATGCGCTCCAAGCGGTCAAAGCTGGCGCAGATGGTACGCTGTCATTGCTTGGCGAAGTTGTTGCTGCAAGCGCAGACAACAGCCTGTCTATTGACGAGTTTAATCAGATCGTAAAGACGGCCGCAGACATTCCCGGGGCTATCAAGATTGCTCTTAAAAAGAGTGCGATTGCTACAGCCGCATGAGTGAGTGGATCGCAAAAATAACAGAATCCGCCATGCTCGGACTATGCAAAGCTCTTGCCACACCGGGCGTACTGCTCGGTTTGGTACGGGCATGGAGGCAGGCAAATGAGCCGGAACAGGTAATCGCAAGTAAACCAACAAAAGACGATGACAACTTTCTTCGGTCGGCACAAAAAGACGGCTGGGTTAATATCCCTGTTGTTGATAAGCGCGTGTAGCAGTTCAAGCAGAGTAATGTACCTCGGAAGAGGTACAACCAAGATGGTACAGCTTAGGGAAACATTGAAGGGTGTGAAAGTGTGGGCTAAAGATTCCACAGGTGTAGCAGTGCCAATGATCGCTGATCTTCCTGAGGGGGGATTTTATCGAGGTGATTTAAAATAATTATTATATTCGTTTCTGACCGATTTGTTTACTCCCTCCGATACGCCATCGGAGGATTTGATTTTTAGCTGATTTGGCGGGTTTTGTAGCATATTTGTATCTCGAAAATAAGGAAATCCCGTATACTGTTATATATTGATAAGATAGCGGAACATAGTAAAGATATGCCTTATCTCCGCCCTTACGACCTCGAACAACCGCCAAACGTCCTTTCGTCTACGCAATTCAATGGCTTCGGGCTCTTTTAAGGGTTTTTGAAACTTTTCAGTGTCCTTTTATGTGCCTTTGTGGTGGCAATTTTTGTATCATATTTGTACCATGATAAAAGGGGGCAAATATGATAAAAGTTGCAGTCCGGTCGCGTACGATTTCCGGAGGTCGGTTATCTCTCTATTTGGATTACTGGCCACCCATCAAACTTATGAGCGGGAAGGAGACCAGGCGCGAAAACCTGAAACTCTACTTGTATAGTCGGGCTCGTACCTCACTTGAGAAAATGCACAATCGTGAAACAGAATCCTTGGCAGAAACAATCCGTTCACGGCGGCAGATTGAAGTTCAATCTTCATCTTACGGCATAACTCGGTACGGGGCTGATATCCCTGTCGGGGAGTTTCTCGAAGAGCAAACAAAGAAGAGGACGGAAATGTCGCAGGTTTCATGGAACAACATGCTCTATCATGCGAGAGAGCAAAAGTTCTGGTCGATCCCCATCTCACAGCTCGATGTTGGCCACTGTCTCCGATTTAGATCAGCCTTGGTTGACAAGATCACGAAGAAGGAACTAATGGCGAGTACCGCTCATGGATACCTGGCTTCTTTTCGCACGGCGATCCGATATGCTTATAAGTCAGGTATTATAGATCACAATCTCGTTGATAGGTTTGACACTATCAAACCCTCACAGGCGAAGCGAGAATACCTGTTACTGGAAGAATTGAACCAGCTTATAGCAACACCTGTACGTCCTGAAATCGTCAGGACAGTATCAATCTTTGCGGCTTTGGCGGGGATGCGGATATCGGACGTGAGGGCCCTGAAATGGGAAAATGTCACGGAATCGGAGGATGGGGGGGCGGTATTAGATTTTATCATGGTGAAGATCAAGAAGAGGCACGTACTACCCATCGGGAAGCAAGCAAGGGGATTGATGGGAAAGCGACCAGAGGAAGAAGCTTTGGGCGCAATGGGAAGATCAAGTCGGTACATCACAGAGAAAGTTCCGCGTTCAAACAGTTTCGTATGGCCGTGGATCCCGTGCAACGGATATCTAACCGATACGATAGCGAAATGGGTAAAAGATGCGGGCATAACGAAGCATATCCCCATGCACTGCTTCCGCCACACCTACGCCACTTTGCAGTTGTCGGCAGGGACTGATCTGAAAACTCTGTGTGATCTCTTAGGGCAATCCGATATCAAGACCACTCAGATATATGCAAAAGTGCTGGATGAGAGCAAGGCGCGGGCTGCTAACAGGGTTATCGTTAACTTAACGGTCGCGCAAGTAAAGGATGAGGACGAAAGCTTAATTAATAACTGATTATCTGGACAAGACCAAGATTATGGTTTAAATATTACGCTACTTTCAACAAGCTATTTTTCATTTTGTGAGATTATTTCACATTATCTTATGTTTCTTCTTGGAACATAAATAAATAATGTGCATATTTAATCAGAAGGCAAATGAAACAACAACAAAACGGAGATTGAAAATGACACATACAGAAATAACAAAAGCAATTGATAGTGGAAATTACGAGATCAAATTAACGAGTGATTGTGGGTGCCAGTTTTCCTGGGGGATTGACAGGCAAGGCAGATTTAATGATGACGACTCAATCTCAGATTGTTGTTGGATTGGTAACGTACTCACGATTAATGATGATCTGATCGCCGAGTATGTTGCCGGTAGTGGCTTTAAATGGCTTGTTGATATGGGTGGGGTTGAGGATTTGGATAAGATCGAGGAAAAGCTGTCAGATGAGATGTACATCAGCGATGACGAGATAACTGGAGAGGCCCACGAATCGAAAAGGAAGGAAAGCCTGGTAGATGGATTAAAAGATTTAATTTCAGACGGCGCAAGACTCTACAGGGACAACGAAAGAGGATTTGCAAACGAGTACACGGGCATACTTGTGATGCCTGGGGCAAAATTAGAAGATGAAAATATTGAGGATTGGGATGAGCTGGAACCGGAAGTATGGGCTGATGAATATCTCTACAGTGGAGATGCTGCAACGCAAGCATTTAATGGATGTAGGGTTGTCGAATAAATTTAATCAATCAACCAGCGCGGGGGAAACCCCGCATAACTTAAACAAAAGACTATCATGAAAAGCAACAAACTTACAGTAGCTGAGGGAATTATGGATTCAGCAGAAGAAGAATACCGATCAGAAAATCTTGCAAGCATAGATACTGTCATGGAATACGCTGATGGAATTGAAGTAAGCATCTCAGAGGAAGAAACTGAAGAAATTTTAGACGTCTGTAAAGCAATGCAGAATCGTCTCGATTCCGGAGAAATCCCGACAACAGATGACTGGTATCATAATTTTAAAAATCCTCTCTCTCAGACAAGGGGCGAAAAGATAGCGGACGCTATGCACGAAAAAGAGCTTGATGGGGCTGAGTATGTGACTTATGGGGATGGTGATTTAGGAGTCCCTATCCCGATTTTTGAAGCGAGGGCCGATTTTGAGCAGATGGATGATGATCAGATAGGAGAGGGCACGTGGTATGTGTGCGACGCAAACGGGACGATAACTGAATGATGGCATTTACCATAACCGAGGCGGAGGTTATCCGACTCACGGGGTACAGCCGTCAGCAGCTCCAGCGCTTTAGACTGGGCAGTAAGCAAGTACAGGCGGGAAAAACATATGAAGCATCTCCCGTACTAGTTGAAGATCAGGATTGGAAGCGATACGGGGGGAAAGTTGACGTAGACGTCAAGCGGAAAGGCGGGGCGGTACTGTATGCTCCCCGCGCTGTCACGATCTTGCAAGCACGTCGAGAGTTGGCGTAAAATTGCGTATAATACTCCATTATCAACTTTAACAAAGGGGAATGAAATGGAAAAAGTGAACGGCTCTCCGTGCGATCCTGAAAAAATTAAAAAGATTGAAAAATACCTGGAAGTTAAGTTTGGCAAAGATTCTGTCAGAAGTGATTTCAAGGAAAATAATCAAGTATTTAAGATAGGGTTGCCTAATAGAACCCGGATTTTAAAATTAGAGCGTGAATTTATCGATGATCATGATGCCGAAGAAATAATTATTCTCTTCGATGGCTGGTCTCTAATAACAAGACTTCAAAATGAGCCAGAGCATTGGGTTTATGTTAGCACTCGATCCGGTCTTCAGCCTTTTTTGTTTTAAAACCGGCCTGGTAGTAGGATGAACTGCATTGTTGTCGTCGGAAATTAAAAATCATCCAATTTCGGAAATTAACAATCACCCGGGCAGCGGATTTAAATTACGTTATTTCAACGCCCAACGGCGTTCGCCTACGTCCGAGGTGTGTCGGAATGGTGTAATTCGATCACCCCTGAACGTATCGTGCCTGACACTTCAGTGTCCTTTCGTCTTTCGCACAAAGTACGTACATTATATGCTGAGGTTAGGAGTAAAGACCCTGCACGGCCTTGCGGGGCATAAAATTAAAATCTAAAAATAATAACGGCACTGCTGAATTTGTCCGTATAATAAGGCCAGCTTCATCAGCTTTAACGTTAATTCTTTATTCAAAAAAACATCAAAACAATGAAAAAAGTATTACTGGCACTAGCATCGGTTTGTTTATTCGCCACCCCGGCTATGGCAGACTCTCCGTATGTTAGTGTTTCATCTGGCGTAGGGTTACCGAGCAATTCAAGCGTGTCCGCTTACGGAGTCACAGTCGATGATGCAATCACATACAAGGCTGGCGTTCCGGTCATTGGCGCAATCGGCCTCAAGGGTGATGGGTACAGGGTTGAAGCGGCTATTGGTTATCAGTCCAGTGATGTTGATAAAGCTAACTACGGCTCGGTTCATGTTCCGATATCTGGAGTAAGCGTCTCAATGACCTCTTATATGGCTAACTGTTACTATGATCTTGGCGGGAAAAACTCAGGTGTGACTCCATACTTAACAGCCGGGCTTGGTGCGGCAAGCCTTAGTTCTGAATATGCCGGGTATTCTTCAGGAAAAACCGTGTTTGCTTGGCAAGCTGGTGCTGGTGTAGGTTTAAAGGCTTCGGATAATGTAACCCTCGATCGATCTTGGATACCGTTACTTTAAACCTTCGAAAGTCAACATATTAAATGTCGTTGACCTTACTTCTTCAATCAGCAATATTTTGGTTGGAGTAAGGTACAACTTCTGACCTTTTCCGCAGACCAGGCCCCGTTGAGAGACGGGGCCCTGTATTTATAGGCTTATCAACTTAAATGGGGGGAGCATGGCGGTACTTACTTTTAACCAGGCAGCGAAGATGCAGCTGGCCTCAGTCTGGTATGGTAATGTTTCAAGTTATGACAGTTCGCATATTACGATCACTGATTATAATGGCGATACTGGGACTTATTACGGGTCATTTAATTATAACGAAACAGGGCTGTCTGGAGGTGCTGTAACAGGATATGACAGCTATAGTCATTATGCCATCGATTATACTGTCAGAGATGTTAGTTTGGATGCTATGACAGTAAACCGCTTCCTAAACACTGGAAATGCAATAGGACTCCAGCAGTACGCATTATCCGGTAATGACATTATCACTGGAACTTCAGGAAATGATGTTCTGCTTGGATGGGGAGGTAATGACGTGTTCTATGGAAACGGTGGGAATGATACCATTGATGGTGGGGAGGGATTTAATACGATTGTTCTTCCCGGGAAAGAGGCATTTTATACCATCACTCCAAATAGTACAGGGTTCGTTATCAAGAGCTTTGTTAATGTTGATGGGACATTGCCTGTCACTTTGTACCAATGGGCTCCGATTACCCCAAATAATCCTTCGGGGCAATCAACATTCACCTGGTCAACGTTAACGGACAGCAACTACACTGGAGGCGGTGGATGGTCAACATACGTTCAGAGCAATCCAGGGACTCCCGGGCTTCAGTTATGGGAGGCAATAAAGAATGTCCCTTCAAATACCAACGATGCGACAACCGTTCTTGATTGGACATCAGGATATTATCTATCTATTGCTGGATCGAATAGTGCAACCGGCATCTCTATTACCGAGACTAATATTCAGCAGGTTAAATTTTCAAACCATACCCTCACCATTGATTCTACTCCAAATGTAAATCTTTTGGAATCCTATAGAATCTATAAAGCAGCTTTTGATCGTGCACCAGATTATGGAGGGTTAGGGTTTTGGTATAATGCAATGAGTCATGGTGGTGCATCTTTAAGCGATGTGGCAGGGGAGTTTATCAAAAGCACTGAGTTTAAGGCGATGTATGGCGATAACTCGACTGATTCAAACTTTCTAACTCTTCTTTATCAACATGTGTTAGGTCGTACACCAGATCAGGGGGGATTCGATTTTTGGATAACTGCTTTACACACCGATACACGTGCCAATGTACTTGTACAGTTTTCCGAGTCAGGAGAGAATATCGCCAATGTCGCAGGGGTTGTGTCACACGGAATAATTTATGAAGCTTATACCGGGTGATATAAAAAAAAGTAACCCAAATGAAGCCCCGGCACTCAACCGGGGCTTCTGCATTTATCACTCACCCTTCAACAAGACGCTTGTAAACCAGCTCCACCATCCGTCCAATATCCTCGTACCGCCGGTCTTGCGGAGATTTACCTTGAACATCCTTCAACTGGACTTCATCATCCATCACATCGGCTGGATATGCTGGTACAAATGGAGCTTCAGGACTTAGCTACTACACCGCGGACGTTTTCAAGCAAGCGGCATCAGCTCCATCAGCACCGAATGGAGGGGTGTTCGACTTCACAAGCAACATCCT